TTTTATAATTCTCTACTTCATTATCATCAGTTATGATATTTTCTTTTTCTTTGTTAAATACTTTGTATCCAATCTTCTGTGAGTATGCTTCATATTCTGCTGGAGTCAATATTTTTTCATCATTTAACTGTGGATCATAAATTCTATAGTGAGGTACTTTAATCTTTGAAAATCTTTCAATTACCTCTAATTGTCTTTCATCTGGTGTACCATAAATTCGCTGGGCGTTGATATCCTCTTTACTAACAATCTGATCTTCTAAACCATGTCTGATTGATTCTGTTTGAGGAGCAACAGAAGTTGTAGTAGCAGACTTTATTATTTCCTCTAAATCTGGATACATGGAGATCAACTGCATCTCAGAATAGAGTCTAGCAACAATAATGTTAGAAGCATCTCTAGAATAGGCATCTTGGGAAGAAGGACATACATATATATCTAGAGGATCTATAGCCTTTACATATATATCGCCTTTACCGAAATCAGCTTGTGGATCATGATATACCATCATACAACCCATGCCCTTTACATAGTAGTCATCCACAACTTCTTTTAATTCGGTATTACCTTTGGAGTTTTCCCACACCCAGCTCATTAGGTCAGAAAAAATTTGTCCAGTCTTTACATCACTACCTTCTCTACCAGCCGACTGAAATCTAGGAGAGTTAGCAGTAAGCATAGCTTTAGCTTGTTCAACTGCTGGATAGATTACATTAACAACTAAAGGCTCTTGTGCACGTTTTCTTAGTGCATCAACTTGTTCTTTAGTCCATTGGATTCCATTACGAAACTCATTATCTTCTGTGGCTT